GGTTGCGTTAATAGACTTTCTAGTAATAGACGTACCACCAGAAAACTCAGCGATGTTAAACTCTGCGTCTTGGTTGTAGAACGCTATAGAGCTAGTGTCACCACCTAATGCAAACGAAGCTGACTTATAGTTCTCGTCTAAGTCATATGACCACTTAACGAATACCGTTTCTGTACCGCCGCCTACTATTGTTGGTCGTATCTTTTTTAGAAACTTTGTTTTAGACGGATCACCAAAGGTTAAACCGGGGCTGACATACTTAAACCGATAAGACTCTCCTTCGTCTAAGTAAGTGTCGTACTCACCTATACCTGACGTTGTTCCTGTGTACAAAGTTCCGTCTGTAGGCTTACGCTCCCATGCTTCAAACTTTGACCCGGGCCACACAGTAGCGCGATACGCGCCGTTCTCTAGTCTGCCTCGTAGGTCAAAACACAGCGTCGTGTTCTCAGCAGGAAACGTAATCAAGTAAAAAGAGTTTTCTGGACTGTACACAGACGCAGTAGGTTCAGCCCTGTTAGCAATTAACGCAGTTAACTGACTCTGTATGTTTCTGCTCAAGTCAGATATAGGTAAAGACTTTTCTTGTACTACTCGTCCCAAGCTACGCAGTCCGTTTTCTGACATAAACAAAACGTCAGTACCTATGTATTGCACAGAGTTTCTACAAATACAGCCTAGTCCTGCAACAGTATCTGTAAGGGCCATAGTTGCTGGAGAGTTAGCACCGCCGTAGACAATAATGCTGTGTCTACCAAAGATAATCAACGAGTTGTTGTGCGCTGCTAATGCGCGTACTTCATCAAACCCGTCAGGCCACGCTTTCTCTACGTTAATAGAACCACTAGAACCACCTGTCCAGTCTGAGCCTATTAACAAATCAGACCAGTAAATTGTGTTGTTATCAGTAGCCGTGCCTACGCACCACAACCTACCAAAAGCTGCCAGCGCCTCGTGACAGTACTGAGCAGACGACACGGACGCACCAGCAACAGCAGACATCTTCGTAACTGCACCGAGTGCATTAGTATAAACAAGAGGCTCGTAACCACGCTGGAAGAAATAAGCACCGTCGTTAAAGTTTACGATCTTCCAGTTGTTGTCAGTAATAGAGTACGTTGCAGGAGTCTCATCAGCAAGCGTCCCTATGCCTGACAGTATCTTGTTGTTTCCTGTGCTGAATAGTTTGTTGTTACCAGCAGAGTCGTAGAAGTAATGAATGTTGTGGATGCGGTCTGAGCCTAACTCTGTGGCGTCAGTTGTTAATACGTTTATTCCTTTACGCGCACCAAGACGTCCACGTTTGTCGATGATTGCGTTGTCAGCAATTTCAGCAAACGAAGGATCTTGAGCTAGTGGAGAGTCTTCTGTGTTAACTCCCTTAAACGCTGGCGCTACTAGATTAATGCTTTGTAGTGGCTGGGCCATAAATAGTCCTTAACAAGGATACCAAACAACTTCGTCTGGATGTTTTTGTGCATCAAGTGCCACAGCATCCGACAAGTGTTTGTCTGCAATAGCAAAGTATTCTGGCGCTGCTGTGCCGCCTGTTTCTCCGCGCTCACGGGCTAACAAAGCAATCGCAAGATGAATTACAGGCATGGCTGGAATCTCAAGAATGTCAGAGTTATTTGCTAGATCAGAGTTTCTTAAAATAACATTAAACCGTATCTCGTAAACATCGTCAGGCTTGGGATAAAATTCTACTTTGCTGTCTCCGTTAGAATCAATGCCGTTATATGTATAGTAACGCGGCTCTCCACTAATAACGTCCCTGTTTAAATACTTGTCGTTAAACCACGAAGAGCCACGATACTCCATAAAAAAGTTTGAAGTATCATTAAGAACGTCTAACGCCTTAACACGGTTTTGACTTCCAACCAAAGAATAAGAAAAAATTCCTGCTTCAGTGTTTACCGTTAATGTTGTGCGTAATCCAGACCAATCCCAAGCAGCTTCAACTAGTTTTTTTGCGTCGTTAATAAAGTCACCTACCATTTTGCTGTAGGTAGTTTCAGAAACGTTAGATACTTCGTCTTCTCTCATACGACGCAGTACGTTGTTAACCAAGTCTAAGTATGTCATCTTAAATAAATCTCTCAAATAAACTTTCTGTTATGCTTCCTAATTGCAATCCTTTTCTTTTTTGTTGCGGCCTATTAAACATAGAGCTATTAAAGTCAACCTGTCCTTGTGAAATTATCGGAACCATTTCAGGTCGTAAGTAGTTCAGCCTAGCCATAAACTCGTAAGGTTTTGATGCACCACCGCCACCGCCACTGCTGCCACCACCGTCGCTACTACCACTTAGCGTGTCTTCTGGCCCTTGGCTTAATGTTGGATCTGATCCAATTTCTTCTTGCCTTGTTCCACCACCAAACGTTAAATCAGAATCAATAGAATCAAACCCTGAAATTAAATCGGTCAAAGTATTTCCTGTTTGTCCTTCTCCACTAAGAGGGCTTTCTGTTGTCAAATCGTCCCCTACTATATCCTCTTCTGCTGTCTGTGCGCCGGGAAATCCATACTGGTCTTGGTCTTCAACATTAACAAAAGGATCTTCTTCTGCTGTTGTATCACCAAAAGCAGCAGTCATATCTCCAAGCAAACTTTCAGTTTGTTCTATCCTATTAAAAGATTCTTTTTCTTCTTCATTTCCGTCTGCTGCTCCACCCAAAGGAGGAACATTCGATGGTTGCGTATGATCTATACCGCTCTCAGTTAGCCAGTCATACAACTCTTGACCTATTGCTACACCGCCTAAAATCATCTCCCAAAGTTCAGGAGGAACTTCTAAAGCTCCTGTTAGGATTCCTTGAATAAAACCGCCGGGGTCAGCTACAATACCGCCCCAAATCTCGTTAATTCTGTCTGTTATTACTTGAACAGGATTTTGTTCGCCTTCACCTATTAAGTCGTTAATAGTCCCAATAACTACTGAACTTGGCGGCAATCCTGCAGGAAGACCGGGAACAAAAACAGATCCATTGCCGGGATTTGTAAATATATCACCTGCCGGATCCCATATAACACCATATCCGCCAGCTAAAATGGTAGATATGTCTTCAACACTGTAAGTGCCAGTAGCATCAAGTATTGTTGATATAACTTTTGCTACTTCTTGTGGATCAGATAAATCAGGAAGTTGCTCGTAAATCTTTTCCCACAAATCTTCAAACGTAGGAAACTGCTCTTGCGCAGCATCTATTGCTTCTTGTAACGGATTTTCATCCTCAACAGTTGGATCTTCTGGATCAGGTGCAACGTAGTCAGGAACACCAACTTCAATAGGTACTTCAGGTTTTGTTGGATCTGGCAAATCAGGCTGAGGGTTTTCTCCCAACTCTTCTTCAAATGTAGGAGTATCGTTTTCTGTTGGCTCTTGCCCACCAGTACCGTATATATCAGAAAGCCCAGCCTCTAAAAGCGCTCTGTCTTTTTCCCACTCCTCTAACTCATCCCAGTTATCAACACTTGTTACGGCGTCTCTGTATGCTGCTAATTGAGCTATCTGCGCAGCACTTGCGCCTTGAATATCAAAGTTAGGTATGTCCTCTATTGACACCCCTAAAAACTCAGCAATTTGAGTTTGAATCTCCATTGGAAATTCAGAAATGTTGTTTACGTACCACTCCCACAAATTATCTCTTATTTGTTCAGGAGGTAATTCTGGGGCTAACTCATCACCAACAGGTCTTGTGTCTGCCGTAGCTCCCGTAGATGTCATCATTCCATTTGCCATTACTTATCCCTTGCTACCTATCAATATATTAAGTTAAACAAACCAGAGTTAGAAAACAACGGAGCAGGCCCAAACATATTCATTTGGCTTGGTTGTGCAAATTGCGGCTGAAATGATTGAAACAAATTATTTAAACCAAGCCCTTGTAGTAACTGCATAAAATTCTGATTTAACATATTTGCTTGCGACATAGGTGCTGCGGGTTGCGCCACAGGCATAACCGAAGGTGTCATTGGCTGCATAGAAGGCATGATTGTACTTGTCATTGGCTGGTCAAGCCCACCCATGTTGTTGTTCATCTGCGTAACTGGCGGTGCGGAATTGCTTGCAACTGGCTGAACAGATGGCTGAACAGATGGCTGCATTGGGGTAGATGCTATAGGAACAGGCTGTCCTACGGGGGTAGGAACTGTGAGCATTCCACCGCCCATGTTGCTAAAGTCTCTTTGTTTTGAAATGGCATCTAAAACTTTACGAACATCTAGCTCAGACGGCTCACGACCTAAAGCTCCTTGTCGTCCCATAAATTGATTGGTGCTTCCTTGCCACCAAGGTGCTAAACCCGGGCCAATCTCGAAACCATAACTTGCCATTTTATTTCTCCCTCGCTACGCCTTTAGTTTTTTCAAACGAGCGCATAGCGCCTAACCCTAACATACCCATCAACACCGGCATCATCTCACTTAAATCCAAAGCGGGTAACGAAATATCCACGCCAGCCA